CAAATACAAATCCAGCTCAATGACACCGGGCATGGTGAACAACGTCTTCGACCTCTACCCCTGGCTGCAGACCTACCTCGGCGCCTATTGCATGGGCGGCGCCACCAACTATGCCGTCCGTCTACGTCGAGGCTGACATGGGCCTGATCGACACCACCTTTGCCCCAATCCCCACCTCAGTCCTCGCCGACTGGGGCCAAAACATCACGTACATCAAAACCGCAACACCTCGCACCTACAACCCAACCACTGGTGCAGTCACTGGTGCTGATGTCACCGTGACAGTTAAAGCCGTCATCACGCGTGTCAGCCCTCGTGAGGCCGAAGGTTTATACCAAACAACCGACCTAAAGGTCATCATCGGCGCTAGCGAACTAGGCACCTACTACCCCACCGAAGCCGACCGCATCCAATACCAACAAGCTGGAGCAACCCGCGAAGCCAAAATTATCGCCATCACCACCTATCGCGGTGACAACCCTGTGTACCACTCTCTAATCGTGAGGCCCCAGTAATGGCAAGGGATTTTAAGCACTTACTTAATGACCTCAAGGAGGTAGTAACCAGTAGCGCTCGTTACGCTGCCGTAGAAATTATGAACAGTTTGGCCGAGCAAGGACCGGCGTATTCAGGCCAGTTTTCCTCTGCCTGGTATGCGGTAGAACCCGGTCAAACACCCGGAGGCCCACGTTCCGCAGGCAACAACATCTACAAGTACGACTTACGTAACGTACCTAAAACAAAATTTCGCACTGGCACCTACTACGAAATTGTTAATGGAGCTGATTACGCGCCTCAAGCGTTAGATCTGGAAGAGGGCCGCTTCCAAACGCAATACGACGACGCCGGAAACATCCTTGAACCGTTAAAAACGCCTGTGGCTGTCGGTACTCGCACGGGCCCCAAACGCGGGCAAGTTTCTAACGGAGAAGGATTTGCCGTTAGTACAGCTCCGTTGGACTGGTACGTTACGTACACAAACGGAGGCGCTATGCAACGTGACCTTGGAAACGGTGTACGTATCGGTTTCCGCCAAGGACCGCGTGGCGGAACACCTTCTGAAACAGGGTTTAGCTGATGAACTACCAAGCAATCCGAGCCGCCGTCGAAAACCCGCTGCTTACAGCCTTCGGCTCACTGGTACCAGCAGTTCCTGTTTACTTCGACAACATCACAGCAGTCCCACCTAACACCACAACTGAGTACGTCCGCGTCAATGTTACTTTCGGTATTACCAACGAACCCACGCTTACCAGCAGCGTTGACAACGCCCGTGGTGCGATTGTTATCCGTATTTTCACAGAAAAAGGACGCGGCCCGGCCCGCAACCAAACGCTGATCACCACTGCAGTCAACGCACTGGAAACACTCAACAACACCGCCAAAACAACGAGCGGTGTATTTTTTCGCGTAGGCGAAATTAACGGCCCGACGTTTTCTACAACAGAAGATGCGCCCCACTTTATGGGGCGGATAGACACGTCCTACGTTGCAACTGTGTTGTCGTAGGTAATGCTTAGTTACAGGCGCTAACCTGTATTAAGCCGGGCAGTGCCCGCCCAACAACGTTCACTTGGTACGCCCTATGGCCACCACCGTTCTGTCCGGCACGTCCGGCGCCCTCTACTACAAACCCGCTGGCACCACCGGCACCTTCGGCGAAGCCGGTGTCAACACTGGCACCGACGTAATCACCGTTGCCCCTTACCTGAATTTCAAAGTAGGCGATCCGGTTAAATTCCGCGTGGTGAACAGCCAAACCGGCGGCACCGGCAGCGGCACCCTGCCTGCGCCCATCTCTGACGCCACCACCTACTACGTGCTGAGCTACACCGCTGCCACTGGTGCACTCACCGTGTCGACTTCTGCCGGCGGCACCATCCTGGCCATCACCGACGACGGCACGGCTGTTGCCCCCAACGAGTTCGAGGTGTATTACGCCGACTACGCAGTTGTCGGCCAAGTCCGCGACTGGAGCTTCGAAATCAGCCGCGCTGAAATCGACGTCACTACCATCGGCCAAACCCCCGGTCAGTACGTGCCCTTCCGCAGCTACATCAGTGGCTTCGGCGATGGCACCGGCACCGCAACGGTCTATATGACCAACGAGGACGCCGCCCTGTCCAACCGCATGATTGAGGACGTGCTCCAGCGCCAGCAAACTGGTGCAGCCTTCAAGCTTTACACCGACCGCGTGTTTAGCGGCGGCACCCTGAGCGAGAGCCTGAGCCGTTCCATCGCTTTCGATGCGGTGCTGACCTCGGCCAGCCTGAACATCAACCCCGACGACGCTCAATCTGTGACCGTCAACTTCCGCCCTGCTGGCACCCCGACCTTCGACTTCAGCACTTCCGCCTGATAGTCTGCTGTCGCAGTCAGTTCAGCAAGCCCCGGCCCACAGCCGGGGTTTTTCATTTCTACTCCGCTACACTATTCCCATACCCCAAGCACTGGTATGCCCGTTCCTGTACGCGCAATCGACCGTCTCCGCAAGGCCGCCAACCTGGAGCCGACCAAAAAAGTAGTGGAGCTGTCCGACGGCAGCAAATTTGAAATGTGGGTGGCACCGCTGACGATGGCCGAGCGCGAACGCGCCCAAAAGCAGGCCAAGTCCGACGATGCCAACGCCTTCGCGCTCCAACTGCTGATTGCCAAAGCGCTTGACGAGTCCGGCGCCAAGCTCTTCAACGTCGGTGAGGTGGACGTCCTGAAAAACGAAGTCAAGGACAAGGACCTACAGGCGTTGATGCTGGCAATCCTCACCGACGACGCCGAGCCCATTGACCCAAAATCCTGAGCGCCGAACTCCGCAAGGACAACTGGCTCATGCTCCAATTTGGCGTCGCCAAGGAACTGGGCCTAACCCTTACCGAAGTTCGGACGACCATGACCGCCGAAGAATTACTCGGCTGGAGCGCCTACTTCGGCATCCTCAACGAGGACCAGCAGAAGGAGATGGACAAAGCTCGCCGCCGCCGCTAACCCGGCGGCTTTTTTGTTGCGTAGACTGGTTTTACGCTTAGGCAATGGTGCGGTGGTTGATTACGACGCCAAAATCAGAGTAAGTGCCGATACCAAGCAGGCCGAATCTGAGCTGTCAAAACTTCAAAAGCGTATTAGCCAACTGGGTGATGCTGCTTTTAAGTTAGATGCACGTAATTTTCAGAAAAGTGTACGTGACATCGGAACTGCAGTCCAGGGTATCGGCCAGAGAGGAGCACTAGGTGCCTTAACTCTTGCAGCAGGTAAAGCCACAACAGCTTTAGGGGGCCTCGGAGCCAAATTTGGAGTTATCGGTGCCGCAGCAGCCAGTGCGGGTGCCACTGTAAATAGTGCTCTAGGCGGTGTACCAAGTGTTATTACAGATATACTTAATCATATTGGACAAGTACCGAACGCATTTGGTATTGCGGCAGTTGCCGCAATGGCTTTTGCACCACAAATACTTAAAGCATCTAGCGCGGCTACGGGACTTGCTGCTGCTGTAGATAAAGCCGTAGGCGCACAGACCACACAAAAAATTGCGCAGGCAGTCGACAGTATTGGACAATTAAACGTCGAGTTAAATGCTACTGCTTCTACATTTCAAGATCTTGTTTCCGGTAGTACGCTTAACCAGCTAAACAATCAGCTTAGGGATGCTGTAAAACAAAGCGGTGAATTTCATTCGTCAACTGTCGACGCTGTAGTAGCGGCACAGCAACTTGTAGCCGTACAAAAAGAACAACGCAAAGAACAGAAAGCCATAAATGACTTAATCCGCCAAGCACAAGGGCTACAACCACAAGATGTACGCGATGCTGAACTTAATAGACGTGTAGCCCTCCTCAAATCGCGTGAAATTCAACAACAAAAAGACCTAAAACTACAAAACCAGATAAACGTAGAGCTGGCCGAGTACGAACGTCTTGCCGCACAGGTAGCAGCACAGACAAAGCTATGGGCATCAAACCTAGAGCGCATTGCGCGCTCCAGCAAAGCAGGTGTGTTTGGCACACAATCCCAATTACGCACAAGAGTTCAGGAGTTCCAAGAGAACCGTCGCAGCGCTGAGATAGCCCGCCAACGCAACGCCGAAATACAAGCCCTTGAAGCCCGCCAGCGCGGCACCAACTACAACCTGAGCCAAGTGCCCGCACGCGGGGAGCTGTTCCCCGGCGGCAACACGATGACCGCCTCGCCCCAATACAGGGCGATGCTCAACGCTCAGGCGCAAATGCGCCAGGCGGCCACCAACGCCCTCGTCCAATCCGAACGCACCCTCCTCGGTTTCCAGGCCCAGACTCTGAAAACTGAACAACAAATAACGGCTGCCAAGCGTCAACAACAGTCCATTGATGAACGCAGCATTCAGGTATTGCGTGATCAAAATAAGCTTTTGATGGAGCAATATCGCGCACAACAACGCGTCGCATCAGGAACGTTAGACCCGGCCTCATTGCGTGCTGATAGACAGCGGCGCGTGGAGCAAGGTAGAGCTGCGCAAGCCCGCCGCCGCGAAATGACCGAAAACGTTATCATCGGCGGCGCGTTCCCAATGTTGTTCGGTGGCGGCGCTGGAACTGTAGCTGGCGGCGCACTAGGCGGTTTAATCCCAGGTAATCCGATGCTGTCTGTGGCCACCAGTGCTGTTGGCGCATTGGTGGATCAGTTTGTTGCTTCTGTGACGGAAGCCGGAAGCGCAATGCGTGATCCGATCACAAACTTTCAAAAAATTGCCGACGCAGGTTTAATTGCCAGCCGCAGCCAAAAACAGTACATCGAACGTCTAATCGAAGCCGGTCGCGTAACAGAAGCCGCAGCCGCTATTCAAGCCGAAATAGTACAAAAAATAGGCGCCAAGGGCGTTAAAGATTTACAGAACGCTGGAGCTGCAAGCGACTCATTTAACAAAAAGCTTGCCGAACTTAATTTGCAAATACAGGCGGCGGTAGCCGGACCACTTACAGATTTATTAACTTGGTTTAACAATTTTCTTTCCAGTGTTACCGCGTATAACAGACAACAAGCAGCGCAAACGGACTTCCTTACTTCTTTACGACAAGCAGATCCTCAAGCGTATCAGCAATACTTTAAGGAATCTATGCAGCTGCGTGCAGCAAATAATGGCGTTGTTGATCCCAAAGCATTGCAAAGTCTGCAGCAACAATACACACAGCGCTTTAATCTACAGCCCGGAGCTGTAAGTTCTTCTATCGACAAAACTCCTGAACTTCAAGCGCAAGCACAAACAAAAGAACTAGCGGCTCAAGTACAGCTAGAGGCTCAAAAGCTTACACTAGCCGGTATGTCTTTGGAAAAAGACGGTCAAAGCTACGTTGCTGTAGCAAAGCGTGTAGCTGAACAAGAATACGAAAACAAGCTGCTGGAGATTAAAAATTTCTGGATAGGTAAAGCTTACGATGCGGAGAAAAACCAGTTAATGATAAGGCAAGCTAATTTACAACTAGCGGCAAAAAATAAAGATATAGATGCACAGGCCGCTCGGGCTAACGAGCAGGCTAATAAAGACCGGATTCGTGCTCTTCAGCAGACGCTTCAGCTACAGATACAGCTGGGTCAGACCACCGTAGACGAGTATCAAATTTTTGAGCAAGGCGTCCAACTATATAAAGGTCCTATAGCTGGTTACGAGAAAAGCCTTATTTTACTAGAAAAGCGTTTTGCTATACAAGAAGGTATTATTAACAGAGAATACGAAGCCGCACAATACTCCGAAGAGTACGCTACTAACCAAGCAACAATAGATGCTATCTACAAAAACAGACTTAACAATTTAAAACTAGAATTAGATTTTCTGACTGCCACCTTAACCATACAAAAAGAACGCGCTAAACTCGAACAAGCTGTAGCAATTCGGCAGCTAATCAGTCAAAATGCACAACGCCGGGTAGCCGGGCAAAACGAAATAAACAAACTGCGTACCCAGATGGAGTTTCCGTTAGGTGGGGAACAGCTAGAACGCGACTTACTGCAGCTGGATCAATACGCACGCAGAATGAGCGAGATAATACCGTTACAAGAAAAGATAAACCAGCTCAATGAAGACATAACTACCGCGATTGCAACTCCTGGTGTTATGACTGAAACCCAGCTGGCTCTTAAACAACGTGAGCTTGCTATAGAAGAAGACCAGTTAAAATATCTACAAAACGAATTAGAGTTACGTGATAAACTTGAACAGCAATTACTACAGCAGCAACAGTTTTTTACTACGTACGGCCAACTCATCCAAGGAGTAAGTAGCGAAATCTCTAATCTAGTAACTACAAGCGTTGTGGAACTAATTAAAGGAACAAAAACAGCCGAACAGGTGTTTGTAGAATTTTTAGACGCCATTGGTAACGCGTTAATACAAACAGCGCAGCAAATGATTACTCAGTACATCGCACTAGGGATTGCAAAAATCTTTGCCTTCGGTAGTAGCGGATCCGGCTTTAGTTTTTCTGGTGCCGGACCTGCATCTGGTGCTTCTGTGTTTGGTAGCGGGCAGGCCGGCTTTAACCCAGCGGCATTTACAGGTGGCTTTGGTTTCCGTGCTAACGGTGGACCCGTCAGTAGTCAATCGCCTTATATCGTCGGCGAACGTGGTCCTGAACTGTTTGTCCCAGGAACCGGCGGTAGCGTCGTTCCAACCAACGACCTCCGCGCTGCAATGGGCGCTGCACCCGGTAGCCGCGCTGGATCACCTGTGCTTAACATGAGCTTTGAAACCACCAACATCGGCGGGGTGGAATACGTAAGCCGCGATCAACTCGAAGCCGCAATGGCTACCACCCGCCGCCAAGCCGCCAGCGATGGCGCCAAACGCGGCATGTCCATGACGTTGGATCGTATCCAGCAGTCACCCCAAACCCGTAACCGCTTGGGTCTCCGCTGATGGCACGTTTCCCATCCTTAAAACCAACGTCTAGGAGCTACACAGCGGGCAACTATCCATCAAAGGAATATCGCTCCCTGTCAGGCGTTGTCGCTAAACGTAGCTTCGGCAACCGCGCTACTGGTTATGCACTGGAAGTGGAGTTTGCCAACATCAGTCAAAGCGACATGCGATCAATTTTGAATCACTATGAGGGTGAAAACGGCACCCTCAATTCTTTTACGTTGCCGACTACCCTGACTGCCGGTTACGGCACAGCCGCGAGCAACGATCTACTGGAACCAAACGCCGCAATCCGCTGGTTCTACGCAGAACCACCACAAATCCAAAGCGTCTTGCGCGACTTAAGCACTGTCCGTGTGCGGTTTATCGGGGAGCTAGCACAGTAATGGCAGTCATCAGAATCGCCCAGTACTTTTATCTGCGCGATACAGACAACAATCGTTACGCGTTTCAGAACTACTTCGTCCAGCAAACAAAAACGCTAAACGGCCTCAAGTACACCTTTGCCCCTTTTCGCGCAGAGGGCACTGTTTCAAACCTGACCGGAGACAACGCACTACTGCAGGTACTTTTTCCTGCAGAACCGTTCGCCATCAAACTTGTCGAACAAGCCGATGGCAACCGTCTAACCCGCCTGACCCTGACAACACAGTGGCTTAACGCCAGTGAGAACACAGTGCGCTCGTACGAGGAACGTTACGTGGGCATTGGCGCCAGTGTTTCCGACACCACATTGGAGCTGCGTTTTAGATCCGCAATGGACAGCGTTGGAGCACAATTTCCGCGTCAGACACTGACCTTGCGAAATGTGGGTCCATTACCAACAAGCACCCAGATTTCGTTGCAGTGATTGACACCAACGAGTTCATCGGACTAACCAGGGCTTGGGGCGCATTACCTGGAGACGGAAGCGGTCAGATTGACTGCTGCGCTCTTGCCGCCGAGATCCACAAGCGGCTTGGCTACTGGGACTATGGACCAGAACTGCGCCAAATTTTCGCCAAATTTGACGATGAGACCTTGCCGCCCAAGTTCATCGCCAAGTGGCTGGTTAAAAACGGCAAGCGTCTCGAAAAGCCAGAGCCTCACGCCGTTGTACTGCTGCCTAGTCCAGGCGTTGGCGCTCTCGGTACAGTAATGGAAGACATGACCGTGCTTTTTATCGGTCCCGGCGGTAAGGTCATCCGATCCGCCCTTCCTGCAAACGACGGCTGGTACTTCAGGCTGAACAAATGACCCGCAAGCTCCTGCCTTACGAGTACCAACTGATTGAAGCGCTCGGCATCAGCAAAGACGAGTACCTGGACTTTATTGCCGCAGCACCACTATACGAAGACCCTAAAGAGGGCACCGTTTTAGATATTCGCAACGCCGAAGCAACAGTAGCTCTGGTGCTCACTATTGTTGGCATCCTATTTCAGGTTGCATCAGTACTACTTACTCCCCGTCCTGAAATACCAACTACAAGAGGTGTTGGTCAATCAAGAGACCAACGTTTTGCACCGCGTTTTGGTTTTAACGGAGCACAGGAGCTAGCGAATTATGGTGATCCACTGCCGCTTATTTACACAAACACAAGTATCAATTCTCGTGGTGGCGTTCGTGTAAGCACAGCGCTGCTCTGGAGTGCTGTTCTTAGTTACGGCGGCAACCAGTTCATGCGTCTAATGCTGAGCATTGGCGCAGGCAAGATCGGCGCCATCGACATTTACCGCAGTGCTCTGGGACAACTGCCATTGCGCGACTACACGCAGAGCAACCTTTGGGCATATTTCAACGACAACAGTTACACAAAATACGCACAACTTGCAACGGCAGTAAACACATTCCAAGACCCGACTCGCGTTGGATCTGCAAGTCGTCCCACGGCACGCCTTACAACACTGGCAGGGCAGCAAGACAAATTCGGCTTTAGCCAGGCTTACGCACCGACTACCAGCGTTTCGTGTGGTGTAACAGCCGTCATCCCGATCAATGTTCAGGTGATGGTGATTAACCCGAACGGAGATCGCAGGCGCTTCAACGTAGACACACAACTAACTCCTAATACAACGTACTGGCCCACGAGCGGTGTGCGCCCCAACATCCCAGTTGGTACCCAGTTCACCATTAAGATCCAGCAAACAATACGACTAACTCAAGCCGAAAGAGATCTTTTTAGTACTGAGGGAATTGGTCGTTATGCAAAAGAATCAGCATTTACAGCACGTCGCGCAGAAGCCTCTGCTCTGTTTGAAGGCGCACGCTTCAAAATAGGATCCGCTATTTTGCGTCTAATAAGCGTTGATAATACTGAAACAGATCAGGGCGTGGTGACTGCAACGTTTACTTGCGAACGTCGCGGCAAATTCCCTGCCGCCCCGTACGCTTCCACCCACTGGATCGAAGACACAGAGGACGAAATAGCAAAACAAAAAAGCATCATTAAACAACAAGAAAATACAATCGCTATCCTCAACAAAGACAAAGAAGACCTTCAGTACTATCAAGATTTTCTAGCACGCGTTGTAATAAGCAAATACTCTAATTTTAACCAGTTTAATCCCGCTGTTGAAAAGTACCGCAGCCTTGCCTCAAGCGTTAATATTGGCAAAAAAGATGTAAAAGTTATGTTGCGTTACGTCGAAAAAAGCATAAAAGAAGCCGAGGAAACTTTAGCTAAAGCAGAAACTCGACTTGACTCTCTTAAAGACCAAGGCAGCTTAAAAAGTATCCAAGCCTTGTACACCAAGTGCATGGCGCACATCGAAGAGGCGCAGTACGCATCAACAACCAAATGCCATGTTGTTGATTTTGCCTTAAAGATACGGGCTTACCGCCGTCTTAGCGGTCGTGCGGATGTTTACGGAAGTGAGCAAGAAGATTACGGAGATAGCGCCAGTGAAAATGGTCCACAGCCACGGACGGTCATGTTCCGCATGTATTGGCGTTTCGCTGGCACAACTGAATACACAAGTATCCCCTATATTTTCTGCGTTCGTAACAGCACCGAACAAGACGTATTTACTTACGTAAAACTCGTCCACGCCAATGCAGCGTTTACACAACCTAAGGCTGCACAGTATTGGGAAGTCAAATTTGAACCCGTCCTGGAGCCCGGAGCGGAACCCTCGATCACAAAGTATTGCTACCTGCAACAAACAGGTAAGGAGCGGCGCTTACCCGCTGGCACCAGTGATGTACACGTAATGTTTAACGGCACAGTCTATGACTTTACTACTTACCCACCGATTAACAAGACAGCGGAAAACCTAACCGAGTGGGACTTGTTCAACTACGACTCCAATTCTCAGAGTCAGTTTTCCTACGAACAGGGACCGGAAGTAAACATAACAGCCGTAAACGAACAACTTCTGGAGCCCTGGAACAATTACAGCGACAGGTTGTACAACGGCATTAGCACCCTAGGTTTGCATTTGTTTGCGTCTAAGGCGACTGAAAGTCTGCGCAGCGTTAGCGTCTGGGTTACACAAGGCAAGTTACTTCGCCCACTGTCACTGAACCCGGCAGACTACGACGAGGACAGCGAAATCAATGCCCTGGTCAATAGCGCACCATCAGCTTCATCAAGCTACGCGCCAGATATCTTCCTAGATACCATCCTGGACAAAGAAAACGGCATCGGGCAGTACGCCGATATCCATTCCGTTGATGTCCCGCAGCTCGCTAAAACAAAACGTTTTTGCCGTACAAACAAGTTGTACATGGACGGCATTATTGCTGACCAACGTAGTTGGCGCGAATTTTGGGCACAGACAGCACCGTTCAGTCTGCTGGAGCTAGCAAAAATCGGCGGGCGTGACACGCTGGTACCGGGCGTCCCTTACAACGAGACAACCGGAGAAATAAACCCGAACATCCAAGTATCTGCGCTATTTACTGCGGGCAATATCCTGGAAGATTCTTACAAAGAAGAATTTCTGGATTACGGCGCCAGTGTGCAGGACACGGTTGTGTCAGCCATTTACCGCGACACGGAAAACAACGACGTGTTCCCCCGTAACGCCAGTGTCCAAGTCCATCTAAGGGAAGTTGATCCAGATGCCGCCGTGCTTGAGACACTTGATCTTTCCCAGTACGTAACGCGCCGCGAACAAGCAATCCTGCTGGCAAAGTTTTTGTGCCTCAGCAAGCACTACATCCGCCGGGCAATCGAGTTCAAGACCTTCCCTACTGACAGCCCCGTCTTCCCTGGCGCGTACATCTACGTCGAAATTGGCCTGAACCAGTGGAACTCGATTTATAGCGGACGGGTAGAAGGCGGAGGCTTCTTAAACGCACCGTTACCTCGTCAAGTACCAGACGGACAGTACACAGTATTCCTGTACCGCCAAGGCACTGGCACCTTTGCCTGCACCAACGTCCAAGTTACCAACGGTTACGCACCGCAAATCAAAAGCTACGAAGGTGCGCTCTTCGTGTTGGGCAACGCTATTCTGAGCAAGCGCGTATTCCGGGTCACGGAAGTGATCATGGACGAGGAAGGCGAAACCACGATCAAAGCCGTGGAGCACCAAACCGATTCCAGCGGACGGTCGCAAATCGCCAAACGGTTGACCAGCGCCAACGAGTTTTACGTCGATGGCGTGCTTAGCTAGACTGCTAACACAGACCTCATTTCGGCAGTTCGATGGGCTTCTACACCGGGCGCACCGGCGCCATGTACTTTTACGACAGCAGCGAGAATTTTACTGCTGCAGTAGCTGGCGCACCAGGCAATGCTCAAAAGGTGCTGAAACTCCGCGATTGGTCTATTGAAACCAGCTTAGAGCTGCTTGAAACTACAACCATTGATACTGCCGTAAAAAGCTATACCCCCGGCATGGTTAGCGCCACTGGTAGCGCCACGGTGCTGTACTACAGAACTGAAGCCGGTGATGTAGGCAAACAGTTCAACAAGCTTCTGGACAACATCATGAAGACCAACACTTCAGGTGTTACCACGTCTGATCGGTGCGGTTTTATCCTCCGAGCTGGTACGCAAACAGGCACGGGTGTTGACATTAAAGACGATATTGCGTTTAACGCTTACATCACCAGTGCCTCTGTACAGGTAGGCACGGGCGAACTTTCTTCTGTAGCGATTCAGTTTACGGTTGACGGTCCTTTCCTGGAAATTATTGATAACTGATGACCTACTTTATTGGTAGCGCTGGTAATGTCCGCTTGCGGCGAAACGCTGCCATTAGCGTTGCGTCTGAAGTTCGGTCTAGCGACATAAACACAACATTAAATCGGGTTGGCTTTGATAACGCACTCGACAACTTGCTTACAGGAGACCGTCTACAAATTTGGACAGACGACCCTCGGGGACTGGTATTTTTCCCTACAACTAGCTGGGTAGACGGGGAAGGTGTAACTCAATCTGTTTTTTCTCAGTACGTAAACGTAAACGCCGCAGGTGGCGTACGCTTTTTTGATACGTTCCAAGCTGCTGTCAACAACGTTCGTTCGGAAGAAATTCCTGTCCAAACGTTCGCTGGAGATCCCCTGCGTGTGTATTACACAGTTAGTGATGTTACTGCTAACTTGCTAGGGGATGTTACCGGCTACTCCTTCAATACTGACCGCGAAGCAATAGATACAACAACTCTTAGCGACAAGTACAAACAAATGTACTCAGCCGGAATCATTAGTGGTAGCGGCAGTATTGACTGCATCTTCAATTACAAAACCAGCGGAGTAAAAGAAACGCCTTTGCTGGCACTGCAGCTTATTAACCGTGTAGACATCGGCAGCGAGTGCGACATGCTGCTAGCAATTACTGACAACGACAACGACCCGCAGCATCCCGATATCTACTACGAGTTCACAGCAGTAATCACGCGCTCGGGTCTTCAGGTCAGTGCTGGAGAGCTGATCACTTGCACAATAGACTTCCTGACTACGGGCGAAGTCAAGCTCTTGGTGGGCCGCCCAAGCGGCTACATTCTTAAGGAAGACGACTTCCGCATTAAACTGAACCAGAGCCTTGACTTCCTGCTGACGGAAGTAACCGACTAAGGAATCGCTATGGCAGACCAGAGGATTACCCAACTCACAGCCCTCGCCAAGGGCGATGTTGCTGCCACCGATGTTCTGCCCATCGTCGACGTAGGGGCGAGCCAGACCAAAAAGGTCACAGCCAAAGATCTGGTTGGTGCTGGACTGGATCTGGTCGACAACGGCGAGATTGACCTTTCCAAGCTGGATCAGACCAGTACCACCAAGCTTGGTACTGTTTCCCTGGCTGATGACGCGATTACTGCAGCCAAGTTGGCTGACGATTCCAGCGTCGCTTACGAGTCGGTCGAACCCACAACCAACAATTTCCAAGGTCGCGGCTACGTCAACAGCACCAGCAAATACCTAAAGGTTTACGATGGCGCCGCCTACCAGCAGGTCATTGCCCCCACTGCCGGCATCGAAGACCTCGCAGTTACCACCGGCAAACTGGCTAACAACGCCGTAACCACAGCAAAAGTAGACGCCGCCGGTCTTGGCGCAGCAGCCTTAGCAACCGATTCAGTCAGCACCGTAAAAATACAAAACAGTGCTGTAACTACCGATAAATTAAACGCTTTATCCGTAACCGAAGCCAAGGTTGCTACAGACGCAATTAGCACAGATAAAATTGTAAACAATGCAGTTACTTACGCCAAGCTGCAGCAAACTAGCGGCACCAATGTACTGCTAGGTCGATCTACCGCTGGCGCAGGAAACGTCGAAGAAATTACCTGCACCGGAGCAGGACGCGATCTTCTTGACGACGCGGATGCAGCAGCGCAGCGCACCACGCTCGGCCTTGGAACGATAGCAACGCAAGCTGCCTCGTCTGTAGTAATTACTGGCGGTACTGTCGCTGGTCTTACTTCACTAACAACCGCCACTTCAACACTCGGTAACGCCACTATTACTAGCGGTTCCATTACTGGAATTACAGATTTAGCTATTGCAGACGGTGGCACTGGTGCATCAGATGCCGCAACCGCTCGTACCAATCTCGGGGTAGAGATCGGAACTGACGTTCAGGCCTACGATGCCGGCCTTAACAGTATTGCAGGTCTTATTACAACTAGCGATCAAACTATTTATACAACCGCAGAGGATACTTACGCAGCAACAGCATTAACAGTACTGGGTCGTGATCTTATTGGAAGTGCCAACGCTTCTGCGGGGCGTACTGTTTTAGATCTCGGCACAATTTCTACACAAAATGCAAATTCTGTCGCTATTACTGGCGGCACTGTTGAGGGTCTTACATCACTAACAACTGCAACGTCAACACTCGGCAATGCCACTATTACCAGTGGATCTATTACCGGAATTACAGACCTTGCCGTTGCAGATGGCGGTACTGGGGCATCAGACGCTGCCACTGCCCGCACCAATCTTGGTGTAGCAATCGGCTCTGATGTCCAAGCCTATGACGCTGGTCTTAACAGCATTGCGGGACTGACCACGAGTGCGGATCAAACGATTTATGCCACTGGTTCCGACACATACGCCACCACATCACTGACCAGCTTCGGTCGCAGCTTGATAGATGATGCCGATGCTGCCACTGCTCGCACCACACTCGAACTCGGCACTCTTGCAACACAAAGCGGCACATTTAGCGGCACCCACTCCGGCACAACTAGTGGCACCAATACCGGCGACCAGACAATCACGCTGACCGGCGATGTAACGGGTAGCGGCACTGGATCTTTCGCAGCAACTATTGCCAACGATGCAGTAACGACAGCAAAAATTGCTGACGCCAACGTCACCACCGACCTGCTTGCCGATGACGCAGTTACCGGGGCAAAACTTGCTGATGATTCTTCCACCGTTGTAGACACGACCGATCCCGCCGCACCTGGCGCGTTTGTAGGTCAGCAGTGGATTAACGCCAACACCGGACTAACCCGCATCTGGGACGGCACCAACTGGATCGACAGCAAAGGTGTCCAGGCCATCACCTTTAGCGACACCACTCCGATCACTTTTGCGGTTACATACCCGACCTCAACGTCGGCAACTGTTACCACTACTCTTGATACACAGGCTGCCGCCTCCGTATTCGCCGGTCCTGCATCTGGAGCGAATGCCGCTCCAACTTTCCGCGCACTACAAAGCACCGATCTGCCTATCGCGGCGACAGGTGTAGTTGGCGCCGTTAGTCCAGGCACCGGACTAAGTGTGGATGGTAGCGGTGTACTAAACCACCTCAACAGCGTTACCGCCGGCACGTTCACAAAAGTAACTGTTGACGCACAAGGTCACGTAACCACCGGGGCAAACCTGCTGGCTTCTGACGTTCCGAACCTTGATGCCAGCAAGATCACCACTGGTACTTTCGGAACGGCGTTCCTCGCTGCAAACAGCGTCACCGCTGAACAGCTTGCGGATTATGGCATTGCCCAAGTAAGCGAAACCGCTCCAACACCGGAGTTTGCCGGTCAGTGGTGGATCAACCCATCTGACCGTTCTGCTTATATCTGGGTTGGTACTGTCGCACCTGTACCGAACGGTTACTGGTTACTTGTCGGTTACGGGAGCCCGACACAGCTCAACCTGCGTTTTGGTGGAACGTACAACGCCAGTACAAACACAGTTGTCACACTTAACCAGTACGGCACTGAAGCCGGCCTGACGGTCGGTCAAGCACTTGGCGCACCAAACAGCCAAAACAACGGCGTTTACTTAATCGTTACAACTGCTGGTACGGGCACAACTCCCGCGCCGACTGTATCCCTTGCCGCAGGCGACTGGGTTTTAAGTCAGGGCACTGGCGCAAACTGGACAAAGGTCGCAGTTGTTTCTGGAGCAACAGGTACTTTTAACGACTACGACATTCTTTGCGACGGTACGTACTTCACTCCGGACATGACCGGCGTGACGGATGTACGTGATGCACTGACACTGCTTTGGGGTCGCGCCCAAATTGCAACTACA